AGAAGTTCAAGACTGGCAATAAACGATTTATAATCCTTACTGGGATCGGATGTGACACCATCCACGAAATCAAGGTACTTATTAAGGTCAACTTTTTTTGTCATTATTCTCCTTTATGTCTTTGTGTAATTGCTCTAAGGCTGCACGGACTTCAGGTGTCTCCTCCCATTCCCATACATTAGTATGTTTGGGGTTCTTCTTTTTCTGTGTAAAAGTTCGTTTTGTCAAAACTTGATCTCCGCAAACTTGTTTTTAAATTTACCTTCAGAGCTATTATACTCCTCATCCTGTCCACTGTCAACTATATCTTCTTGTGCAGATTGTTCCACGTCATATAATCTCATCTTAGCTCGATCAATACCAACCACAAATCTCTTATTCATTGTAGGATCATTATATCTATTCTTTAATTGTTTGATCATTATTTGATTGAGTGACTCAAGTTCATCTGTACTAATAAGAGCAAACATAAGGTCAGCAGTAGCAGGAAGTCCAAAGGATTCGGAAGTGTCAGTGAGATCAACATCAGAATTAGCAAACCCACTCCTAGTAGTCTGGGTCGCAGATATAATAGGGACATTGTATTCAACTGCGAGACCACGGAGTTCCTCTGCAATCGCCTTAATGTGCGTGTAAGAATTGACATTACCTAATTTGGAATAACGACTAGATGCACATATGTTCAAATAATCAATGAAGATTGCATCAGGTCTAAAAGACTTCTTCAATGATAGTTCATTAAGAAGAGCCTTAAAGTGACCACTATGTGCAGATGCAGTAGGATACTCTTTAATAATAAGAGTACCTTGTGTTTTCTTTGATAAATTATTTACCTTAGTATCATACATGACCTTTGGTAGGTCAGTTATTTCTTGGATGTTGACGTTAAGAAGGTTGGCATCAATTCGTTCCGCAATTCGTTCTTCAGCCATTTCCATTGTAATGTACAAAACATTTTTCCCCTGCAAGAGGACGGAGCTAGCCATGTGGCACATGAATAAAGACTTCCCGACGCCCGTACCAGCAAGAGCGATATTGAGAGTCTTGTTAGGGAGGCCACCTTTCGTAATTTTATTGAAGTACTCCAAGTCGAACGGGATCTTCTCTTCTTTTCTATGATAAGACTCGTATCGTTGTTCGTAGTCCTGAAGGTAGTCATGTCCTATGTGATTGTCGAAAGATACAGCGAGAGCATCAGAAAGTATTGTAGGGATTGCATCACGATTTTTCTTCTCGTCTTGTCCATCAGCAATCTTGATGGATTTCATGAGAGCAAGGTATATTGCACGGTCTTTGCACCACTTTTCTGTGGTGTCAACTAACCATTCGGAATTAACAACCTGTCTATCTAGGGAAGAAATAAGTTCTAATATTTCCTTAAATTCTGTATCGTTGATATCTGATCTATTTTCCGTTTCAATCTTAAGAACTTCCTGAGATGCAGGTTTATCATACTTAACAATAAACTGAGCTATCTCCTCAAAGATCACACGATCTTGATGACTCTCAAAATAATCTGGTTCAATAAATGGGATTACCTTACGAAGATACTCCTCATCATGAACCAGATTGCGTAGGATTGTTGTCTCAACTCTATCCATAATTTAGAATTAACCACCATAACTATACTCTTTATGTGCAATTTCATCAAGAGCCTGCATCACATCGGGTGTAAAATATGTTTCTGGATCCGAAAGAATAGCCTTAGCATAAACTTTCTTACCATTCATTTCATAACGTCCTGCGACATTTTTCCACAGGCCTCCCATCTCTCCTAGTTCTAGAAGACCATAGTACTTATCAAGACCACGATCATCATAGAAAAGACGTATCTCGACTTGTTTATTCTCTTTACTTAGCCTCGATTTAGCAGTCTTTGCTTTAATAATGTTTCCGATGACTTCTTTGCCATCCTTCTCTTTTTTCTTTCCGAGATAAATGATTGTACTTGCTGCGTACTTGAGGCCAGAACCTCCTCCCATTTCTTTTGTAGGGATATAAGAACCAATGACATCGTAAGTGTGATTTGTAACTATGAGTGGAATGTTTGCTTGACCAAGTTTCAAAGTAAGCATTCTAAATGCACCTTTAACAAGTTGAGATTTGGTCATGTCTCTGACCTGTTTCTCATCTAAGGCATCTCTAATCTCTTTCTCTGTAGAAAGCATACCCAAAGAGTCTAACACAAACATACAAGGTTTGCGTTCCTCTGTGTTGGTCTTTAAATATATATCAACTGCCTTAAGTGCCTTCTGTCTAAACTCTTCAATAGTAACCACATTCACCACAACTAATCTCTCTAGGTCAATCCCACGAGACTCAAGTAATGGTTTATTAACTGCGGCTTCAGTATCAAAATAGAGACAATACCCATCAGGATTGTTATCCAAAAAGTTTTTGACGACAGCAAGGGAGAAATAAGTTTTGCCCGTACTAGACTCGCCAGCGATGGCAGTAATCTTATTACTAGAAACGCCGCCAAAAATGGAACCTGAAACAAGTCCATTAAAGATGTACGAACCTGTGTCGATGAATCGTTCTTCTCCTTCGATGTCTGCGGCGAGTTTGGTGTAGTCATCTCCAATCTCTTTTACGATGTCTTTCAAAAAATCCATGATTCAATTACTTTACATAATTTTTGAGTACTTCTAGTTGGTCGTGATATCTAGCAATTGCATCCAACTCAACTTGCATAGCATCCGTAATATCTGGATGTTCTCCAATACCAACAGGATTAGCCAAGTACACTTCAACATTAGCTAAGTGTCTTTGTATCTCACCTGAAGCATGGGCTTTTAATGCATTAATCAGTTTGTCTCTCATGTTTCTCCTGTAGTTGTTTTTTCCAAAAATCGATTAACAATTGAAGTTCTTCGATACGTTTTTCGTTTGACTTTATTTTCTCCTCAAGGTAGGTCATATAACCATCCCATGTTGTTCTCGTAGGAGTTTCTTATATGGGCCACCAGGATTTAAATCCCTAGTTTCCTTAACCAATTTAAGTTTCTGATACAATGCAGTATCTCCACCCAAATGTAATGCACTAATAATAGTGGCTAATTCCAGATCGTTAATAGGTAAGTCCATCTAAGTAAAAAAGGATTCCAGTGTAGCTGTTTTCTCCACGTTCCATTCTATCACATCTAGGATAATTTTCAAAGGGTATAGAAAGGATTTCTCAAATTGGAGATCATAATCTATGTACTTCTCAATGCCAAGTTCTCTAGGAAAGTCCTGAATAAAGGACATCACATTTTCATGTATTGGATTTGGACTACGAAGATAACAGAATTTAACCTTCTCTCCATTTCCAATCAAAGAATACTTACCTTCCAATCCCAATCGTTTTACATGATGATTAAAGAGGAGTGATCCTCTTGCATGGATAGGAGTACCCTTCGCATATATGGCATTACGACCCTTATATTTAACAACATCACTAACTGTACGTGGAAAAGAAATATCTTCAGGTGGAAGTTGTTTAAATTTATTACGGAATCCATCAATGAAATCAATCATCTGTTCCTCCGTACCACTCATCATCACATTCAATGCATCCTTAATAGCCTTACGGCAAGGTGCAGGTGTTGAAGACTTAACAGCCTCAATACCCATGATCTTAAGTTTAGGTTCATTATATCTTACACCCTCACTGTCCCATACGTTAAGAATGTATCTTTTCTTTGCAGTCCATATACCTCTATCAGCAATATTCTCCCTCTTCATTTGCATTTTTTGGTCATATGCATTGACGTAGTTGGCCAATTCTTGGTAAGAACTTTCAATATAAGGCTCAAATTCCACTTCACAGATCTTATCAAGGAAGTTGACAACGCTCTCAGTAGTTTTCTCTCTTCCCTCGTATACACGTTCAACAAGAGGGCCCAAATTAAGATAGATGGAATCAGTATCTGAAGCAATAACATAATCTACATTCTCAGTTTTCAAAATTTTATTAATCTTCTGGTTCATTTTATTCTCTATCCAACGAATAGATACCTGACCAGATAAAGTAATCGCCTCAGCATTCTCTAATTTATAATACCTGAAGTACTGATTACCGATAGCACCATAAGCAGAATTAAGAGAAATCTTCTTCGCCATTTGGATGTTGTTACATCTTGCAATCTCCTTTTCCAGTGTCTTACTGGGGGTCTTCTGATACTGTTTCTTCGCATCAATCATCCTCTTCTTAAAGATTACACGTTCATCATAATATTTCTGCATCAACTCTGGTAAGAACCCACGCACATCTCTCCTATACTGAGCACCATTAGCACATACTGCAAGATCCCCATCAATCTTAATCTCTTTATTTAAAATCCTTTCAACGCTCGAGCTGGGATGTCCAGTCTCCCAGAGGGTTTCTGGACTGATATTGTATTGCATAATAAGATGAGGATAAAGGCTATTGAGGTCAAAAGAGACAACCCAATCATACTTTCCTGGAATCGGTTCTTTGACATAAGCCCCTGCATACTTTTCATCTTTTGTTGATCCTATTTTAGGTGGTATGGCAATACCACGCTTCTTCAATTCATTGTATATGATACAATCCCAAAGTCTAACTTGAAAGAAAATGTCCTGATAATTAACCTTGGCATCATAGGCCATAGTTAACGCAAGTTCAATCAACTTAAGTTTATCTTCAAGACGATCAACCAATTGTACGTCAATTATATTATATTCTACAAACTTCTGCCAACCATTTGTGTAGAAATCCTTAAAAGTCTCAAACTCACTATGGTCTAACTTCTGTTGACCCAACTCTTGTTGAGCTATATAATCCAATCTAAAACTCTCTTGATTTGGTGTACCAGGAGACCATTTATACAAACGCATATAATCAAGTACAGCTACACCACCAATATCAACAATAAAATTTCTCCTTCCCATCTTCATCACTTCGGACTGTGTGACCAATCCCCAAGGTGATAACCTCTTCATCATCTTACCACCCAGAACACGGTTCAGACGACCTGCCAGATATGGCATATCGAAGAACTCACAGTTCCATCCAGTGACAACATCAGGAGTATTTTCTATCCACCATTGTATAAAGGAACTCAATAAATGATGTTCACTCTCACACTGACGATAATCTACATTATCATGAGTATTATTAAATGGCCCTACACCCCAAGTTATTATATCTTTAGATGTATAATCCTGAACTGTAATCAATAATACTTCCTCAGAAGCAGACTCTACATCAGGAAAACCATTCTCAGATTTGGTCTCAATATCAATTGTTACTAACTGAATCTTACTAATGTCAAACTCAATCTGATCCTCTGGATAATTGTCAGAGATAAACTGATATATGAATCTCTCAAATCCATAAACATTAAAATTTTCTACACCATCATACTTAGAAATAAAATCTCTGGTTTCACGAATAGATCCTGGTTTAACAGGTTCTACATATTCACCAGAGAGTGTTTTGTATTTGGATTTTTTCTTAGATGAAACGAATAGGGTAGGATTATACACATCCCTATTCATATACCTCTTACCATTCTCATAGCCTCGAACCAAAATCTGATTCCCGACCATCTGAACGTTAGTATAAAATCTCATCAGGTAATTGTAATGTAATAATCTAAAAGATCTGTAGTCGGTTCGACAAATGTAAGAACATCATCCGACCTAATCATTATAACATCCTGTTCTGTATAATCATCCAACCAAGGGACCACTCTTTTATCTGGCCTATCACCAGGCACAACTAGTCTTGGTTTAATTAATTTACAATCAGGTTCTCCTATTTCTTGCATCACTGAAATAACTTCAGAAATGAGAACTTGTTCAGTCTTCAGTATTAGAATCTGTACTTTCTTCATTTAATAATTCCTGTTCGACAACTGTGTTTGATGACTCTGGATTTGTCATCTGTTGAATAATAGTCTCTTCATGATCCACCTTCTCCTGCCAAGTTTCAACAAGTCTTGGTATAGGTTCACATATAACATTTACCATCTCAGATGGTATTTGATATTTAGTATCAACTGAATAAGGATTCCATCTACTTACATTAACACTTATATGATCATTACCAGGATTCTCCTCGTTCATAATCTTTGAAAGTGTGATGATATAAGGATGTATCAATTGATATCCTACAACTCTTCCCTCATCACCCTCAACATCAGGATTTGGTTGTGTACGAATCTCATTAATATCCGCAATCACATCCTGCTTAGGTTTTAACACCAAAAGTTTTACTGTCATTATACCAAAGTTACTTATGAGTATTATATATGATCATATGGGTTTAGTCAAGTTACCTCACCAATGACCCATGATTCCATATCAATCAAAGACATAGTGTCATATACTACATCTTTAGGAACTACCAAACAATAGCCAATACCAACATTAAATGTAGTGATCATATCCTCTTGTGGGATCTCACCTGCGAGCATAATCTTAGTAAAGATTTCTGGTATTCTCCAAGAATTATAATCGATTTGTGCAGTAAGACCTTTAGGAAGACACCTTGGTAAATTCCCAGGCAACCCTCCACCAGTGATATGTGCCATACCAAGTATAGGAACCTCATCCAATAACTTCCTAACCATAGGAGCATAGATTGTAGTTGGAGTAAGTAACTCAGGCGTATCTTTAAGTTTTATCTTATGATGAAATAACAATCTTTCAATCAAACTATATCCATTACTATGAATACCACTACTCTCTACACCAATAATTTGATCACCTTTCTTAATAAGCCTACCATCTACCAACTCAGCCTCTTCCACTACACCTGTACAAAATCCTGCAAGATCTCTAATAACCTCTGCATATCCCATATGTTGTGGATGTTCAGCAGTCTCTCCACCCAATAAAGAACAATAAGCATCATGACATCCAGATGCAATACCCTCAATTAATGGTGTTAGATATTCCTGATTGAGTTTTGAAGTAGAAACATAATCTAAAAAATATAATGGTTTAGCCCCACAAGTGATTACATCATTCACACACATAGCAACAAGGTCTATGCCTATACCATGCATGGCAGACTTATCAGGACCACCACATTCTAATTGAGCAATCTTTAATTTAGTTCCTACACCATCAGTACCAGAAACTAATACAGGTTTCTCATATCCTACAGGTACTCTAAACATTCCATTGAATCCACCGTATCCACCAATCACATTTTGACTATGAGTAGATACTAAACGAT